TACACGTATAACAATACGCTACCGATCCAATATAAATGCAAAAATGCGTCTATATCATGCCGCCAAGGATCAATACTATAATATAGAAGGGGTGCTTTCGGACAAGGATTCAGGTCTTGAGTATATAACTCTGCCTTGTAGCGAGGGAGTTCGTTACATTGACGGTGATATGGTTGTTCCAGATATATTAGAATATCCTAAAATTACTGGGGTTCCTGAGGTAGGCCAAGTGCTAACGGCAAGCAATGGTGTTTGGGCGAATGATCCGACTGGATATGCCTATCAGTGGTATCTTAATGATTTACCAGTTGTGAGCGCAACGGCGCAGACATGGCTTGTCGCGGCCTCTATTAACGATATTGTCACGGTTGGCGTGGTGGCTTCTAATGCCGCCGGCGATAGCGAGGAAGCTATTAGTGATGGCGTGTTGATTACTGCCTAAAATTATTTATTGACATTAAATATTGTATGTCATTTAATGCTCCTTATGACAGACGATCAAATATTGGACAAAATAGGCAAAGCGTTATTCGATCTTAACAAGGGACTGGATGAGGCAGCGAAACAGGGAATTATTGTAAATATAAATCGTATGGATTTAACCGCCATGGAACATCGTGTGCGCGGTTATCAATATTCCTTTACGGCAGATAAGCGTCTTGTTGGAGGCTTAGATTTATAACGCCCTATCCATTTACATTCTCAGGCGAACAGGCCGTACAGGAAAAGGAAGAGTTTGAGTCTTTCTTGGCTTTTGTGCGTGATAATAAGATTGAATCTTTCTTGGAGGTTGGATGTGGTCGCGGGGATTCTTTTCATGAGATATGTTTGCAAATGCCTAAAGCTTCAACGGCAGTAGCTATTGATTTTCCTGATAATGGTTGGGGCTTTGAAAATGGATCAGATTTGATTATAGCCGCTATGACCGATTTAACTTTAAAGGGGTATAATGCTTATTTAAAATTTGAAGATAGCCGTCATAGAGATTCGATTAATTTTGCAAAAAAACATGCACCTTTCGATCTTATCTTTATTGATGGAGACCATACTTATGAGGGCGTAAAGGCCGATTTTGATAACTACTCCCCTATGGGCCGCTTTATCGCCTTTCACGATATTGCCAATGACATGAAGCGCAATAGTAAGGGCGAGTTGATCGAGGTTCCTGTGTTTTGGAATGAGTTAAAGCAGGAATACAAGCACTGGGAATTTATTGTTGATGGGTCAAATATGGGAATAGGTGTTATTGAGGTATGAAAGTATTAGAATTGATAGATGCTCTTAAAAAGTATCCGCCTGATATGGATGTTGTCATATGGGATGCAGACACTGATTGGTTATTAAATATTAAAGAAATATCACGGGACGACCACGGTGCCGTTTTGCCATGCGTTGCTATTGGCGGTAAGTATCATGGCGAAAACTGTTTCTTTGAAAGAGATTCTTAATGCTAACCCGCAACGTAAGACACCTTGACCGTCTGATCGTAAAGAACCTGCATAAGATTAGGGCTATTCCAGCAGATGTTATTGTCCATTGTCCGCGCTCTGGCACAATTCCTGCAAGCCTCATTGCGACTTATCTTTGTAAGCCCTTCGCAAGCGTCTATGAATACTGCGCTGGGATTATAAACACGCGCAAGTCTGATTATAAGGATTTAAACCGTATCCTTTTGGTTGATGATTCAATAGCCACAGGGAAACAGATGGCGGAATTTATCAGGCAGATAAAGGCGGCAAAACCAGATACAAAGATTTATACGCTGGCGGTTTATTCATACAAAGGCGCAAAATATACGCTTAATCCAACACTTATTCTGGAAACCCATAACGATCCTGATTATATTTATAGCTGGTTTATGTGGAAGACATTCCGCCTAAAATATTGCGCCGTGGATATGGATGGGGTTTTGTGCCGAGATGTGGTTGAGGGCGAGGATGATGATGGCGAACAATACGCTAATTTCCTAGAAACGGCAGACCTTAAATTCAAGCCGTTTGATTATCTAAGTGGCCGCGATGTTATGGGCGCAATTGTCACTGGCCGTATGGAAAAATACAGGCCGCAGACAGCAGCATGGTTAAAAAAGCATGATGTTAAGTATAACAAGCTGATTATGTGTCCAGCCAAAACCAAGGAAGAACGCAAGTCGCTCAATCCTGCCAAGTGGAAGGCTTCTATCTATAAACGCCCTGAATATAAACTCTTTATCGAATCAAGTGAGAAAGAAGCAAAGATTATTGCAGATATAGCCCAAAAGCCTGTATTCTGCATAGACACCATGGAGCAATACGGATGAAGATATCTCTTATAAACTGGCACTTAAAGCCTAAGAATACACCACTTGGAGCCGTTCCCTGCGCCGGATTAGAGGCGGTATATGAAGGGCTAACAGCCTGCGGTCATTCCGTAAGAAGAACTTCAAACCTATGCTCGATTAGCGAGGGTACTGTTGCGTGCTGGGGATGGCGTAGGCAGATAGTGGGCGCTTTGCAAAGACTAAGAAAAAATATACTTGTTGCCGAGCTTGGGTACATAGGCGATAGACGTAAAAATATATCCCTTGGATGGAACGGCCTAAATGGACACGCCACATTCCCAGAGTACCCAGATGATGGTGGTGAGAGATTCCGAGCCTTTGGTGGTGAGATAAAACATTGGAAAAAAGATGGCGAATACATTCTAATCCTAGGCCAAGTCAAGGACGACGCTAGTCTTAAAGGGCAAGATATAATGCCGTGGTACATGGAGCAGGCGAGAAAAGCATCCGAGTATTACGGTATACCCGTTTACTATAGGCCGCACCCTGAATCCGTACGTCGCCGTGGGTATGAAAGCCTTGATGGTTTCAATAATATGGGCGGGACACTTCAAGAGGCAATAGGCGGGGCGCTCTTTACTATTGCTTACAATTCCAATTCCTGCCTTGACTCACTTTTAGAGGGTGTCCCTTGCTTCGCAGGAGATAAGGGAACCCTTGTATGGGACTTATGCATGAGAGATATTAAGGAAATTGTATATCCAGATAGGGAAAAGATAATACACCAAATCGCATGGAAGCAGTGGACGATTGACGAAATAAAGTCGGGCAAGCCATTTGAAAGACTTTTTGCGTGACGGTGGTTATCCTGGCAAGCGGGCAAAGCCTTACGCAAGATGATGTTGAGTATGTAAGGTATGCAAGGGAGACAGGCAGCGCAAAGGCTGTTATAGCTGTTTCAAACGTAGGGCTTGATATGGCCCCTTGGGCGGACACCCTGGTTAGCCATGACACTAAGTGGTGGGCGATGAACATTAATGCCAATAAATTCGAGGGGCGTAAGTTTTGTCGGCATAGATGGCCAAAAGTCGAGATTTTCATCCCAAATCCATCAAATGGCTGCAATAGTGGGTATATGGCAATGCAGATAGCCCGCGATATACATAAAGCGGATAAAATAATATTACTTGGGTTTGATATGCATGGAACGCATTATTTTGGTAAGCACCCAACAGGGTTGAGGAACACAACTGAAGATAGATTTAAGGTGCATATAAGCCAGTTTGACGGTTGGCATGGACCGGAAGTTGTAAACTGTACGCCAAATTCAGCGCTCAAAAAATTCCCTTTTCTGCCGCTTGAAAAGGTATTATAATCCAAATATGGATTTTTCAGGATCATTAAGCGGAATTAAGGATATAGATAAGGTTTTTACCAATCTGCCGCGTTCGTCACAGAGAAAAGTATATATGAGAGCCTTACGAGAGGGCGCTAAGCCTGTAAAGGACGCAGCCACGAATAATATTAGGCAAGTTTCTAAGAAGTTTACGGGGCTTTTATCGAGAAAATCAACAGTCGCTGTTTATAATTATAAAAAATATAGAGGCAATTTTCGTGTCGCCGTGCAAATAAGGCGTGGACTCTTGAATAATTTGGTAGAAGGTGAACCAGTACGGGTTGGTCTATATGCTTCCGTTCTAGAGTATGGTAAGAATGGACAACCACCTAGATCGTGGATTCGTAAGGCTATTAGGGAAAATAAGGAACAGGCAGTCAATGCCTTAGCTTCTGAATTTAATAAGCGGCTAACTGATGCAGTAAAGGACGCTAAACGATGAACCCTGATATATTCCCCATACTTAACGCCTCAACGGCTGTGCGATTACAGCTAGGCTCTAACCCTTTACGCTTTTACCCTTGGGATAGAGCGCCGCAGAATGTGAAAAAGCCATACGCCGTTTATACGGTTTATAATGCCGTGCCAGAAAACTATTTAGGCAATCTTCCTGACATTGACAATAAAGGGACGCAGATTAACATATACGCAGAAACAGCAGAAAAGCTCAATTTATGCTTTTTGGCAGTAAGAGATGCTTTGGAGCCATATGGGCATATGTTAAATTATTCCACGCCCGCGCTGGATGCGGACACTGATTTATATTCATGCCGCATGGAATTTGATTTTTGGGAGAATAGATAATGACCGTATTTTCAGACAGACGCTTATCTTGGGCGGTTGATGCTCTAAAAAGAGCGCAGCTTTCTGGCGTATCCGGCTCTTTCACTGTTAAATTTGATAAGGGTTTAGTTGTTGGATGCAAAACAGAGCATAATGAAAAACCGCCTATTGACGGGGCGCAATAATATCATTACACTATTCTTATTTACTTAGGAAACCCCTAGGCCGCTTTCGCAAGAACGCGGCTTTTTTTATTGGAGAAAACAATGGCCGTTAAAACACAAGGCACACAACTTTATATTGCCGATACTTTTGCTAGTTCTGGCTGCGAACTTCTAAAAATTGAGTGCGCTACCGCGATTAGCGGTCTTTCCAACCCGCGTGAACAAATCGAGGTAACTTGCCTTGAGTCTGATGCTCGGCAATATGAGGGTGGCCTTTCTACCCCTGGCCAAGTCAGCATCACGCTTAACTTCGATCCATCAAACGCTTCTCACCGCCGCCTTGCTGAATTGTGGCGTGAAAATGCTGGCAATATCCGTTTTGCAATCGGTATGGGTACGCCAGTTGATTCTGATCCTACACTTGATTCTGGTTGTGATTTTGCTTACCCAACGGATCGCCATTTTATTGAATTTGAAGGCTATATTGCGGATGTCCCGCTTGAGTTCGCGCTTAATAGCGTTGTTACCTCCACGGTAAGCGTTCAAGTTTCTGGTTCCTATGACATTTATGAGAAAACAACCTAATGTCATTTGAGAATATCTTATCCGATGAAACATTAAGCCTAAAGAGTGCCGACGTTTCTATTGAAGGCAATGACGGTAAAAAATATAAGTTTACCGTTAATGAGTTGCCGCCAACGGAAATGGCGCTTTGTGTTGATGAGTTTGGCGAGGCTATTATCTTGGCGCTTGTGTATCGCTCCGTGCGCGATCAAGACGGTAAGAGAATGTCTAAAGAGCAGGCCAACCGTCTTCCCCCAGAGGTCATTGGTAAGTTCGTTAATGCATACAATGAGCTTATTGAAGAGAAGCAAGTTAAAAAAAAATCAACGAAAAAGAAGCCATCCAATTAACGATCAATGAGGAGTTTTATTGTGAGTTGGCTTTGGCGCTAGGTAAGTCAGTGGCAGAGATACAAAGCACGTTAAGCTCTAGGGAGTTAGATTTATGGGGTCGCTACCGTAATAAATACGGCCCTATGAACCCAGTACGAAAATATGACGCTGGCCCAGCTTTAATCTCATCCTTGATTAACCAGTCTAATGGTGGAAAAGCCAAGCCTAAAGATTTTATGCCATACGGCAGAGAAGTTGACGAATACGGGGATGATATAGTTGATGCGGATAAGTTTATCCAAATGCTCAAGTCCCATCCAAAAGCAAGGGTTGTTAGATAATGGCTTCGGCTGGTTCCATTTTTGTTGATCTGCTCTTGCGTGATGCTAATTATAAGCAAGGGCTTAATCGTGCCAGAAGCCAGACGCAGACCTTTGGTAGAGATGTAGGTTCCGTATTCTCTGGATTGACGTCTTCTGCTTTAAAATTAGCTGGTGCGTTCGGTGTTGGTATAAGTGTTGCGGGAATAACTCAAGCTGCTGACAAAATATCTATACTGTCGGCTAGGATTGAAAATTCAACGTTAAACGTTGGCGAGTTTAATCAAGCGTTTTCTGAATTAAGCAGGCAGGCTATACAGGTAGGTACAGACTTGTCTAATGGTGTTGAGATTTTTCAGCGCCTCTCTTTCTCTCGCAATGAGTTAAGGGCTACGAATGAGGAGATGTTGGCGTTTACAGATACTGTGCAGAAGCTAGGTATCGTATCTGGGGCATCCACAACAGCACTTAGCGCGGGCCTTTTGCAATTAGGACAGGGCTTGTCCGCAGGGGTTTTGAGGGCAGAAGAATTTAACTCTATCCTGGAAAATATCCCAGCTATCGGCGTTGCTATTGCAGAGGAGTTTGGAGTGTCGGTTGGGCAGTTGCGGCAATTGGTTTTGGCTGGTGAGGTCTTATCCGAGGATGTCTTAACTGCTATTCTTAATAAGCAGCAAAAGGCCAATGAAGAATTTGAGAAAATGCCAGTAACCCTTGCTAGGGGTATAAGCTCTATAACGACTGGCTTTTCTATATTCGTATCAAGAATAAATGATTCTATAAATGCCACTGGGGTATTGGGCGAGGAGCTTCAGGGTATTGGTGAAACTCTAGCAAATAATAACAAACTTTCTCAAGAATTTGCAAATATTCTGGATGATATAGCTATAGGTGCTAGAACAATTGGCTCTTTCTTAAATCTATTTAATATTAATAAAAGCGTGTCTGATAGAGCGAAAGACCTTAAGAAAGACATAGAAGATATAAACGAGTCGTTAGGTACGCAAGTTTCTTCTGATGCCGCAGTACGTATGGCAGAGCACACTCAAACAACTATAAAGATGAATGAAGCTTTAGCCAATCAATCTGCCACGACTAGAGAGCTAACAAAGGATTATTCTTCTCTTGCAGAGGGTATATCTAATAGTAGTGAAAAAACAAAAGAATCGCAGAATGCGGCAAATGAGCTTAATTCTATATATCAAAGAAACCGAGAGCTTATAACTGGCCTAGATTCTTCTGTATTAAAATATCAGGACACCTTAAGGGATTTGGATGCTTTGGTGCGTGCTGGAATTATTAGCCAAGACGAATATGGTCAGGCTGTTTTGCGTGCTAGGGATCAGATTCAGCAAACTGCCGAAGCAACAAAGGTTTTTGGTATTGATATTGAAACGTTCTCTAAACGTGCGGCAGAAAACATACAAGATGCTTTTGCTGATTTTCTTTTTGACCCGTTCCAAGATGGCGTTAAAGGCATGGCAAAAGGGTTTGTTGATGCTGTGCGCCGTATGATTGCAGAGGCTCAAGCCGCCCAGTTAGCGCAATATCTACTGGGCTCCGCCGCTGGCGGTAAAGGTGGTGGTCTACTAGGTAGTGTTATAGGTTCTATATCTGGGGCGTTTAGTACACCATTTAATCCCGCCAAATCAGCCCCTCCATTGAAACCGTTTGCTGATGGTGGTTATCTCGGACCTGGTGAATTCGGTATCGCTGGCGAGGCGGGGGCAGAATTGCTCTATGGTGGGAAAACTGGTGTGTCTGTGTTCAACCAAGATCAATTGGGAATTGGCAAGGGTAATAACTATAATATTGATGCTCGTGGGGCAGATCAGGGCGCTGTCAATAGGCTTGAGCAAGCTCTTTTAGCATTAGCGGGCCCAGGAGTTATTGAGCGCCGCGTTGGAAGCGCACAACAAAGGGGTTCTCTGTAATGGCAGCGCCTCTTTTAACATTGCCGACGAATTGCGCCGCACAGGTTACGTCTGAAATTGTACGCGTTGTCGGCAGCACAATGTCGCCATTTACGCTTGAGGAGCAGGATTTCATATGGCCCGGAGAACGTCTTGGGTTTAGTATATCTTTGCCCCCGATTACGAATAGGGATATTGCCGACCAATGGATTGCGTTCGGGGATAAAATGAAGGGTAAGTACGGGCGTATTCTCATGGGGGACTTGTCCCGCAGAACACCGCGCGGTGCCGGTACTGGTACGCCGCTGGTTGATGGAATTAATGCAGCGGGAGCAATAACACTACCTACAAGGGGGTGGACTCCGAATGTTACCAATATCCTAAAGGCGGGCGATTATATACAGCTTGGGAGTGGTTCAACAGCAGTTCTTAATCGTGTTACCGAGAATGTCGATTCTGATGCGTCAGGCGAGGCCGTGTTGCCCTTGGCTATGGCGCTTAAGTCTTCTTATAATGATGGTTCTGCTATTGTTGTAAATGATCCAAAGGGTCGGTTCAAACTTGTTTCAAACACTTGGTCGTACCGTGTAACGCCCGGTATGGTGCATTATTTCTCTTTTGACGTTATCGAGGCTATACCATGAGCCGCAGTATCCCATCCGATTTAGCGACTGCTTTTGTCCAACCACAGGTTATGCCTGCTATTTTAATGGAGGCTATTTTTGATAGCGGCCCGTTACGTTTATGGACTGGCTATGGTGACCTTAACTATGACGGGGATATTTATACGGGGGCTGGGAACCTAATAGGTATTTCCCAAGCTAAAGAGACGCAGGATTTAGAGGCGCAGAACCTAGTCGCTACATTAAATGGCGCATCTATGGCTCTTATCGGTTTGGCGCTCAATGAGGCCAATAGAACTAGACGCAGGCCTTTTAGATTGTATATGACGACTGCTGTTTCAACTAGCCGTGTCGCCACCGAGGATGAGCCGGGGGCGGTGGAGTTAGAGGACGGAAGTGGTTATATCTTGCTTGAGAATAATATAGTAACAACCCCTTATAGGTTTTATTCAGGCCTTATGGATCACTTTGAGGGCGATGAGGACGCTGTTCAACCGAATCTTAGGTTGAGCATAGAGAATATCTTGATTATTGGCCAAAGAGCCAAGGTGTCCCGTTACACTCATGAGGAGCAAACACGTCTTTATCCCGGCGATATGGGGCTGGAATTTATTAATAGACTGCAAGATGCGGAGATTACATGGTGAGGCTTCGCAGGGTTGAGAATTGGCAGGCTGTTCTTGCTGCGCATATACAGGAAGCAAGAAAGACCCCGTTCAAGTGGGGGGAGAATGACTGCCTTCAATACGCGGCAAGATGGGTTGAGAAGGCAACGGGCGTTGATTTTTATTCTCCCTATGGCGCTTACAGCACCGAAGAAGAAGCCAATGCTATAATGGTTGAGGCTGGTGGCATGATAAAGATCGTCAAGGATGCGCTGGGTAGTGGGTATAAGGATTATAGAAAAGCCAAGCGCGGCGATATTGCTATGGTAAAGCTTGGTCGGTCTTTTATGGGTATTGTGGCCGATGATGGGATGACAATATCAGTATTAACATCGGACGGCGAATCTCGTTATCCATTGCGCCTTGGTTGGCGTTTCTGGGCGGTGTAGTATGCCAGCAGCAGCACCTATTATTGCAACGGCGGCCTTTAGCGGGTTTTCTGCAACGGCGTTTGCTGGCTTCTCTTGGTTGGCTTTTGGCGGTTCACTTGTCCTTGGCGGGCTTTCATATGCCCTTACTCCTAAGCCAAAAGCACCCGCCCAGCAATCCCTTGGGG